GGACCCGGCGACCCCACCCCTTACCAAAGGTGTTCCAAGTTGACAGGGACCGCAGAAACTCCAAGCGGGTTTGCTGGTATTTTTCCACAATATCGTCCGCAGGCATAGCCGCCACCTTGCCCAGCGTTCCGGGGCCAATAGCCCCGTCTGGAGTCGCCCCCACGGTTTGCTGTAGCCACTTAGCCGCCCGACCCGGGCCAGAGTTAATAGCGGCATCAAACACGATGTAGTCCACCCCGGCAGGGAGATCGTCACCCTTGATCTTGTCCCAGTACTTGGCGCGGTACATGGGACCAACAATCTCAGGGGTCAGCGCCCGCATGGTTTTCTCATCCACCTCGTGGCCGACCCATTCTTCCCAGACGCGCTTTGTCACGCCCAGATTGGTCATGCCGCCGGGGTCAGCCGGGTGATTTACATACCCACCCTCGTGGTGGAGGATGGCTTCAAGAGCGGAGTCGAAGTTTTCTTTCATTTGATTGCTGGTGCCTTAGAGAGAAGATCGGTTTTGGCTTGGGAGCCTGCGCTAGAGCCAAAGTAGTATGCAATGATACCGGTCCATGCGGTGCCAAGGGAGCCCAACATCATCAGGATAGCGGGGTTGTTGGAGTCCACCTTGCCCAGCAGCATCATGACCATGATGCCGAAGAACCCGACGGTGACAATCGCAGCCAGCGCCGGGGGCACGATAGACCGGGTCGTGGCCTGCATCTCCCGAGCGGATTTGCGGTCTTCCACCGACAGCTTTTCAAAGTTCAGCCCTAGCTCTTGCGCCTGCTTCTGAAGTTCAATCTCAGCGATCTTGACCTGCGCGATCTGCTCGGCAGTAAGTTTGTTGTTGGAGATCATGTCTCCGACCTTCTCCGGCTCCACGCCAATAGCCTTGGAGATTGCAGAGACGGCCATACCGGCCAAGGGGCCACCCATCGCGGTAGCAATAGTGGGGGCGATCTGTTTAAGCCATTCCATTACTGTTTGCTCCTAGATAACATGGTTGCTGCGATTTGCAGAAGGACACGGTACTGATCAACATCCGGGGGCTCTTCTTTCCAGCCTACCGTAATCTGCCCGATGAACTTGCCCTGCTCAGGCGGGACACTGATGCGGCACCCGTAAGTAACGCCCTTTTCGATATACCACAGCCCGATCTCAGACTGCGCGGTTTTGTACGCGCCGCAGGGAATCTCACTTGCCATCAGCGCCACGACATCTCTGTTGTTTGCGGCGTTGGCAGTAAAGAGGCCGACATCCAACCCTTCGTGGGTTTTGTCCCTGCCGTCCTTGGTGTACGCCCTATGCAGCACGCGAGTGCCAAACATAGGGTTGACCTTGAAGATGGCGACCACCGCAGCGTCAGTGTTTTTGAACAGATGCGCCGCCACGTCCTCCGCCCTGTCCTCTGCAATCGTGGGCAGCTTTCTTTGTTCCTTGTAGGCACCGATCAGAAACTCTTGGTTTTGCCAGACAAAGTACCCCACGAACGCGAAGACGGCCATCAGCACGATGGCAAACAATTTAAACGGCGAGTCCACATACCCGAGGACCTTGTCAATCAGGCTGTTGTGGTTGATCTTCTCGTCGCTCATACCTGCATGATGATGTAAACGAAGCCGATGAGGAAAGCAACAAACCCAACGGTGATGCAGGTGTACAGGATGAACATTGCTGTCTCCTGCCTACGCTTTAGCTTCGCCGCCTTCTCCTCCGCCTCCCTCTTCTTCCTTGCCCTCTGAATCTCCATGTGCTTCTGGAGAAAGAGGGTCCACAACTCTGGGTAGCCGCCGTACACCAACTGGTGCTTTAAATGCTCCATGTCCTCACGCAGCTTGTTTTGCTGCATGACAATTTCCATCGCCTGCGCCGCGTCTGACTTTCCAGCGTTGGCATCGTTCGCTGCCTTGTTGATAACGTCGGCTGATTCAAAAAGCGCCGAGAACTCCTTGATGCAGCCGGTAATGTCCTTTCCCAGCTTGAGCGCTTTTTGGATGCCCGCCACCGCAGCTTGCGCAGTGGCAAATGCGGTGATTGGGTCGATCATGATTAGACAGAGGCAAAGACATTCACGAAAACCGTGCCGTTTTCAAGCGCTTCAATCTCATGCCACTCGCTGCCCACAAGGTTCACGGGCTGGGTGTCCTTGGTCATCTCCAACTGACGGCCTTCCTTGCGGATGATGCAGCGCCCGGCGGTGCAGATGGTTAGATGAGAGTACAGGTGCTCATGGCGTGGTAGCCCCTGCCCAGCGTCGGCATGGTAGACGGTAAGCGTCGTCCCGTTCTGCGTGACGGTGAAGCGGGGAGCGACCGGGATCACAGCGTCTGCGCCCCTTGCGTGGTGGGCTGCTGCGGTTGAGGCTGGCCTGTCACTGGGTCAACGCCGGGCGCAAGCTGGGTGATCTGGCCTTCGATGTTGCCGTCAACGATCTGCTGGTACACCCACTTGCCAGTCTTGGCGTAGTCGTCAGAGCGAGCGCAGTACAGGCAGACCTCAAACGGGAACCCTTCATCTGGGGAGATTTCTACATCTGCGAAATACACGCCTTCTTCGTCGCCCGACTTGCGGACGTTGCGGATCGCGCCAAAAGTAATGGTGCCGATGGTATGCATGATTTTCTCCTTTAGGCGGTGCGTTGCATTAGGATTAAACCTAAACCATAACTGCAAGGATAACCTTGGGAAATGCTAGCTACCCCTCGGGATCGCCATGTTCCAGCTAGAGCTGTTGAACCACCACCAGAGAAAAAATTAAAATCATAAGCCGTAGAAGAATTAAAATAAACAGACGCTGATTGATTTCTGTTAGGGAAAGTAGATTGATCATTAACAAATACATAAGAACCAATCGGAAAACTGCTATTAGAAGTAGAACTACCCGTGTAGTAGTCCAGCGCAATAGTCCCGCTGGTAGTAATGGTGCCGCCGGTCAGGCCAGCACCTGCGGTAATGGATGTAAGTGCAGCGGTTGAATTTACAGTGACTGCGCCAGTAGCGCCGCTAACACTAATGCCCGTGCCCGCGATAAGGCTGGTGACCCCAGAGTTCGTGAAGGTCACTGCGCCGGTGGCACCGCTGACACCAATACCTGTCCCAGCAACTGCGCTGGTAACGCCCGTGTTGGCTACCGTCACTGCGCCGGTTGAAGCGCTGACACTTACCCCCGACCCGGCAGTTAGGCTCGTAACACCTGCCGCCGCAGCAACAAAATCTCCAGAGTTGGAGTTCCAAGCAATTAGAGAAATCCCAGCAGCTACAACAGTTACACCCGTTGTCGGGGAGGTGGGGCCGCCCTTGAGAACTACGCTGCTGTCTGAGTTGTTGATAACAACGTAGACCTTGTTCTGCTTGGGCGCATAGATGTTGCGTGTCGTGCCCGGAGTCCCCGTAGCAATCAGGATCGCACTACGCGCTTGGTTGGCAGCGCCGCCGCCATCAGTAGTCAGCGTCCAATCGCCAGCCGTCACGCTCTGAGTGGAGGCGGAAGCAATCGCGTCCTCAACCAAATCGGTAAGCTGGGTGTTAACAACACCGCCCCACGTATTCGTGAGTTCCCCCGGTGATGGCTGAACAAATCCCAACAGAGGGGTATAGGAAGAAGGCATATAGTACCTCTAGGCGGCAAATACGTTGATAAACACAGTCTCATTTTCCAGCGCTTCAATCTCATGCCATTCGTTGGCCGTAAGGTTGACCGGCTGCGTGTCTTTGGTCATCTCCAACTGACGGCCTTCTTTGCGGACAACGCAACGCCCGGCGGTGCAGATGGTTAGATGAGAGTACAGGTGCTCATGGCGCGGTAGCCCCTGCCCCACGTTGGCATGGTATACGTTCAGTGTGGTGCCGTCTTGCGTGACGGAGAACCGAGGAGCGACTTGGATCACAGTGTCTGCGCTCCAGTGGTGGCAGGCTGCGTCGGAGTAACAGGCTGTGGCTCGTTGGTGGTCAGGTAGGTTCCGTCCCATGTGAAGCCAATCTGGCCTGCGCCAACTTGAACGCCAAGGCTCCAAGTCTTAGCCACAGAGTCGTACTCCCAGACCTTTGCTGGGGTAGCGGCTTGAACAAGCATCAAGTGGTCAGGCGGCGGAGTCCAAGTATTAGGATTGCCGTCCCACATCACCACATTGTCACAGATGTTAGAGGTCGTATCGACCATGCAATAAGGTTGTGCATTCATGTTAATCACCATTCAATTAAAACTACACCGGCGGCACCGGCACCGCTAGAGCGAGAAGTGACAGCACTCGCCGATCCGCCACCACCACCACCATAGGCGCGGCCTGCGTTTCCATTACCGTCGGTAACCGCTGCTCCTCCACCACCCAAAATGGAAGAACCTCCAGTGCCACTGAGAACATAAAAAGTACAACCGTCGCTAATGCCAAACCCACCCCCACCACCAGTCCCGCCAATATTTAAATCACCATTAGAGCCAACGCCCCCAGTCCCTCCTACAGCACTGAGAAAATTGTTATTAGTTGCGTTAGCCCCGCCAGTTGCAGACACGGTAGTGATTGACTGAGTACCAGAA